CGGTACAGATTCCGGGCGGTTAGCTCAGCGGTAGAGCACTGCCTTCACACGGCAGGGGGCGCAGGTTCGAACCCTGCACCGCCCACCAGAAAGCAGTTCTAAATCAACGACTTAGCGGCGCCCTCGTGGCGCCGCTTTCGTTTGGTGGGGAAGAAGTGGGGAATCCGCCTTGGCGCGGCCGTCCCTCACTCGCTCGAATAGGTGCCCGCCTACGGCCGCCCCTCAAAACGGCCTCGGCACGGGCTGGCCCCCCAGCGGGAGAACAAGGGGGCGGCCGTGGGTGGTCCGGTGCCCACCGGCCGACCCTTGTTCATCGCGCCGCGCTACGCGGCGCCCATCGTGTAGGCCTGCCGCGCGGCGCGGTTGCGCTCTCGGGCCAGCGCCTGCTCCACCAGGCGCACCGTCCCCGGGCCAACGTCGCCCGACAGGTTGATCGTGTTGTTGATGGTGAGCCCTGCGCCCACCAGCGCATCGTTGGGCGTGATGCGCCCGGCGTTGCCGCCCATCGTCAGCAGCTCGGGGCCGCGCTCGCCCACCAGGTAGGTCATGCCGGGCAGCACCGGGCCGCCATCGGCCCGGCCGCCGCCGAAGAAGTTGCGCAGCACCTGGCCCCACGGCCCCAGGCTGCCGCCGGCCTGGAACGCGGTGCCGAAGATCTGCTGGCTCAGCCGCGCCGCGGCTGCCTGCGCGGCCATGCGCACCAGAAGCTGGCTCCACATGCGGCCGATGTTGGAGAAGTTGCCGCCCAGCACCTGCTCGAGCGTGTCGCCCAGCGCGTTCTGGATGTTGCGGCCGGCCTGGTCGGCGAAGGTGGACATGGCGGTGGCTGTGTCCGTGGCGCCCTCGCCGGTCCTCTCGACCAGCCCCAGCGTCCGGGCCAGCGCCTGGTTGATCTGCTCGATCTGCGCCGGGTCGGTGGCCCCGCCCAGCGCCGCCCACAGCGCCTCGGCCTGGCGGGCGCTGCGCGCCATCTCTGCGGCCGGCGTGGCGGCCAGCAGCGCCGCCAGCTCCTGCTGCGCTGCCCGTGCAGATGCAGCAGCGGGCACCAGGCCCACCATCTGCGCGCTCACGGCCTGCAGCGCTTGGTCCACGCGCTCGGTTTCGGCGCCCGGGGCCTGGCGCATGTAGATGAGCATGCGGATTTGCTCTTGCAGGGCTTCCAGCTTCGCGCCGTCCGTTGCCTCGATGGCGCGCACTGCCGCTTGCCATGCCTCGCTCTGCGCGGCCAGCGGCGGGCCCATGAGCTGCGCGGCCATCGCGCGCGCCGCGCCGGTAGGTGGCGCGCCCAGCGCCGGCAGCACCAGCGCGCGGGCGGCGTTGCGGCCCTCGTTGCTGTAGCTCGCCTGCTCGCCACCGCGAAGGCCGATGATCCGCTGCAGGTAACGCTCGCGCGCCCGCAGCCGCTCGAGATCCATCGCCATTCCATCGGCAGCGAAGTCGGTGAAACCCAGCGGGTTGCGGAACATCGTCTGGCGCAGCGCCTTCAGGCTGGCCTCGGTGTCCTTGATGGTGTCCCGCGTGCGCCGTAGGTTCTCCTCCAGGGTCTTCGTCGGGTCGACGTTGAAGCCCAGGTCGAACAGCGCCGCCAGCGTGCGCCCGCCGAAGGCTTCGCGCCCCGCGCGGAACTCCTCAAACAGCGCATTGATCGCGCGCGTGGCCGGGCCTGCAGTCACGCGCGCCAGGTCGGTGAGGTTCGCCTTCAGCGCGGCCACTTCCTTGTTGAAGCGGTCCATCTCCTCGACTTGCCGCGCCGTCACGGTGCCCTGCAGTGCGCCGGCCTGCGCCAGCTCGCGCAGCAGCGGGCCGGCCTCGCGCACGGACTTCCCGAACAGCTCCTGGACGGCGCGCGCCTTGTCTCCGTCATCAGCGAACCGCGACAGCGCCACCGCGGTCTGGCGCAGCGCCTCGGCCGGGTCCGCGCGGCGCAGGGCCTGTGCGTCCAGGCCCAGGGCCTTCAGCACCTGGCTGGCGCGGTTGGCACCATCGGCGTCCTTCAGCACGCCATTGAATCGGACCAGGACACCGCTCACGTCCTCCAGCGTGCCGCCTGCGGCGCGGGCAACGTTCTCCAGGCCGCTGATGGCCTCGATGCTGGCGCCCGTCGCCTCGGACAAATCCTTGATGGCCAGCAGCTCGTCGCGCACCTTCGCGGCGTAGGCCACGAAGCCCACTGCCGACACGCCCACGCCCAGCGCCGCGCCGATGCCGGCCAGAGCCGGCGTGACGCGCCCAGCCGCGCCGCTGAGAAGGCCCAGCTCGCCGCGCACCTTGGCCAGCGCGGTGCTGGCCTGGTCCTTGGCGACTAGGCCGAAGACGATGCTGGCGGCGTTCACGGCAGTTGCTGCGGCGCAGGGGGGCCGTAGACCGCCGGCCCGGTGTAGCCGATCACTGACCCTGGGTGCCGATAGAGCCTACCCGCCGCCCCGGGGCTTGGTGGGAGCAGGAACTCATCCTCTCCGGACGCCCAAATCTCTCCAAGGAGATTGGCCCAGGCCTGCAGCGTGGCCTGGCGGCGCAGCGCGTTCAGCTCCCGCCGGCGGCCTTCCGCCCAGGCCTGGGTGAGCTGCCCACCCGGCGGGTAGTCAGGGTCAACGATCTCGGATGCCAGCGTGTCGAAGTGCAGCATCAGCGCCCAGTTCTCCGGCTCGTAGTGGATCTCGCCCGCCACCTCGCCGTTCGCCGCGATGGCCAGCAGCCGCCTGCACGCGATCTTGCGCATGGTCAGCCCCCCTTGAGGTTCACGTAGTGCGGCCGCCCGCCGGCGATGGCGTGCATGGCCTCGGCGTCCGCCGGGCGCAGCAGGCGCGCGCGGTGGCCGTGCAGCAGGTCGCCTGCCACGATCGGCGCCACCTTCACGCGCTCGCCCACTTCCACGCGCTGCCCTGGGCGCACCCAGAACGGGCGCAGCGCTTCGACTTCGATCAGCGTCATAGGAAGCCCTTTAGGAAGTTGGACGGGGCGCGCACAGGCGGCGTCAGGCGCATGTCTTCACGCTCCCTCGCGGCGCGCACCGCCGCGGCGTCGGCGGGCCGCAGCAGCTCGAAGCGGGTCGACCCGAGAAGCTCGGCCGCCTGCAGCAGCGTCGCGTCGACACGGTCGCCAGGGCGGACGGCCTCGCCCTCGAAGCGGGCCGGGCGCAGGCAGCGCAGCGTGACCATGCTCATGCCACCACCTTCGCGAAGGCGGCGGGCTGCACCAGCGCGCAGTCCATGCTGACCAGCACGCGCGCGTCGACCTTCAGCCCGCGGAAGTTGGCGCCGTTCGGGCCGTAGGGGTCCAGGGCCAGTTCGGGCCCGGCGCCGAACAGCGTGACCAGCGCACCGCGCGTGAAGTCGCCGTACAGCACGGTCCCGGCAGGCATCGCCTCGCTGGTAAGCACGCGGCGCGCCAGCAGCACGTCCTGCTCGGGCGGGATGGCCGGGCCGCCACTGGAGCCCGCGGCGAGGCCGCGCAGGGTCTGCTTCGTGGCTGCGGACATGATCCACACCGCGCCCGGGCCGGCTCCGCCTTGCTCGGCCGCCTGCTGCGCCGCCAGCAGGTTGGCCCAGGTCAGGCCCGACAGCGCGGTGATGTTGGGGTCGTTGACGAAGCCCAGCGGCTGGCCCGCGGTGCCCGTGCCCGCCAGCGTGCCGGTATCCACCGCGCGCGCAGCGGCGCGGCGCAGGTGGCCGCGCATGAAGCCTTCGAACACTGCGCCGCCGGTGAGCGCGAGCTGGCGGGAGAAGGTGAACATGGACCCCGCGGTCTTCGGCGACAGCGCCACCTGCCCGGTCGTGGGCGTGGCCGGGTTGATGGTGGCGGCCTCGGTCGTCAGCCACTGCACCGCCAGGTCGGTGACGGTGCGGGGGATCGTGATGTTGCCGGCCAGGTTGACCAGCGGCGTGCCGGCCGCGGCCACCACGGACCAGTCGGCCAGCGCGAGCTGGGCGCCGGCGGTGGTGGTGGGCACCAGGTTGCCGCCGGCCGCGGGCGCACCGGCCGTCAGGTCGCGCAGCTCGGCCCAGGGCACAGTGTGCGTGCGCAGGTAGGCGTGGCCGCTGCCGGCCAGCGCGGCGGTGGCGGCCAGGATGTCGGCGGTCTGGCCGCGATGCGCGCGTTGCTCAAGCGCGGCGTCGGCCATCTCGGCGAAGGACAGCCGCTGCAGGTCGCGCAAGTCGGGCTGCGCGGGCGAGTAGCGCGCCGCGAGAGAGCGCTGGGCGGAGGTGAGTGCATTCATGGGCTCTAGGTTGCCCTTGCACTGCCGCGTCGCATACGGGTCAAGGTGGGTTGCAGGGGGTCACAGACCACAAGAGGACACCGCCCGCAGAGCCGTGGCATACCAGCTGCAGGCCGTCGATGGTCACCGGGTGCTTCTTCCACCTCGCCAGGAAGCGCCCCAGCCGCTTCGCGCTGGCGGGGTCGCCGGGCGGTCCCCAGACCGCCAGCGGCGGCGCGCCAGTCGCGGCGTGCAGCAGTTCGCCCGCGCCCCACGAATTCGCGCGCAGCACTGCCCACGCGGCGTGGAGGACGGGCCGCAGCCGCGCCTCGGCCGCCGCGTCCGGCGCGTCCGGCGCGCTGACCACGGCGCGCACCGCCGCAACTATCGCAGCCAGCAGCCACTCGTCCCGCTCGCGAAGCAGCTCGCGCACCACCTCGACGTCGGCACCGTTCGTGACGTTCATGCCGCGCCCTCCGGGCCGACGCGCGCGGCGGAGACTTCACGGAGCGCGTCGACCACTTCCTGGTCGATCAGCGCCGCGCAGGCCAGCGCGTCGGTCTCAGCGGCCACCAGCGGCGCCAGGCGCGAGGACATGCCGACCAGCCGTTCACGTGCAGCGGTCAGGCGCGCCGCCAGAGCCCGACGCACGTCGGCGACTGGCACCAGCTCAGCGGCCTGCAAGGCGGCCTCGCGCTCGGCCATCTCGGCCCTGGCCACGGCCTCGCGGCGTCGCGCTTCGTCGTAGGTCACGGCGGTCGCCGCCGGCGAAGGTGCAGCCTGGCGGCCAGCAACGCGGACTCGCGGGCGCGTCAGCGCCCTGTAGGCCGCGTCGGCCAGGTCTGCGTCCAGTCGGCCCTCCTGCAGCGGCAGACCGAGCCGGCGCACGGCCTGCGACCCGGCCTGACGACTGATACCCAGCGTCCTGGACCATTCTGCTATCGACAAGTATCTAGGCATAGCGTAAACCTATCCGTCAAGAATCATGGCCACCGGCCACTAGCGCAACGGCGCGCCGGAACGGACCCTCGTGGCACATGTCGCCGGAGGACCCGTAACCGCCCGGCGCGACGATCCGCGCAAAGGTTGGCGTTTGTTCCCTTGCGCGTGCGTGGTGGTGGATAAGGAAAGGGGTCAGAAGCCTTTTCTCTACGGGCGCGCAAGGGAACAATTGCCACCAATTCACTGCCCCAGCAGTTCGCGCACCGCCATGCGGCGCGCCCGCAGCGCCTGGCCCTGCGCAGCGAACAGCACTCGCACCTGGCTGTGCACCGCGTACTGCGCTGGCCGCCCCCGGTACAGCCTGCCGTCGTCGACGGGTGTCAGCCACGCGGCGTCCACCAGCAGACGCAGCGCCGCCTCCTGCTCACCCTCACTGGCGTCGCGGTACGCCCGGCATCGGTGGATCAGGTCGCGCCGGGTCAGTGCGTCCAGGCCCAGCGCCACTACGGTGGCGCCGACAGCACGGGCGACGGGCAGGGCACCGCCCCGGTCGGCCAGGGTGTCGAACATCACCAGCGCGTGCTGGCCCAGGCGGCGCAGCAGCCGGCTGCCGGCGGCCATCGTCTCGGCGCCCAGCGGCTGCAGCGTGGCCTGCGCGCCGTGCTGAATGCAGTGCATCGTCAACGCCACGCGCGCCAGCAGGCCGGGGTGCTTGGCCAGATGCCCCGCGAAGGGGTCAGAAAGCCCGGTGGCGGCGTTCGTCTCGCGCCGCATGGCCGCGTGCCTGTCCTCCATCAGCGTGCGCGCTGCAGGCGCGATATCCACGAAGCCGCCCGGCAGGCCGTACAGCTCACGCATGCGCAGCTCGAACCGCTCCCGCGCGTCCCGCACCTGCGCCACGCTGACGCCGTGGTCGGGCTCGGTGGCCGGCCGCACCAGCGCCACCAGGAACCGCTGGATCAGGCCATCCGGTGGCAGGTCTTTGGCGTGGCGCCGCAGCCCTGCCGGCGTCGTGGCGCCCAGCAGGCTCACGCCCCAATTCGGCACGAAGATGCTGCCGCGCTTCACCCGGTCTACCTGGTGCGGCCCGCCATCGAACAGGCGCAGCCACTCGCCGCGATCCTTCGACCCCTGGCCGCCGCGGTAGGCGTCGTGCGAGCCTAGCCACGAGTCCAGTTCCTCGCACACGGTGAGCACGCCTCGCGGGTTGACGACGAGGATGTCGGACAGCGCCTCGACCGTAGCGTCGTTCGAGAAGACCATCGGCGGCGGCGGCGCCTTCTCGCCTTTGGGCAAGTCGGTGAACTCCCTGTCATGCGCCTGCCGCAGTTCGCGCTGCACGTCGAAGTGCGTCCCCATGACGGCGCGGATGGCTGGCGTCTTCGCGCTGCCCGGCGGCCCCAGCAGGGCGCCCCACAGCCGCGCGCTCTCGAACCATTGCGTCCGCGTGTCAACGCGCAGCCGCACCCGGTCGTCGATCATCCCGGCGGCGGCGACCAGGCCGGCCAGCAGGTAGCCGCTTGCGTCATGGCCGGCCGCGCGCGCGTGCGGCACGACGAAGTCGGCCAGCACTGCCGGGAAGTCCTCGGACACCAGCGGCGGCGCCACCAGCTGGCGGAAGATGTCCACCGGCGGCGCGGCGTCGGCCTGCTCCGTCAACGCTGCGGTCTGGCGCTGGCCTTCCTGCTGCGGCGCCAGGTCGCGGCCATGCTGCCCCGCGTAGCGCCGCGTGATGTCGGCCACGATGGCCGCCACCTCGGCATCTGACTTGGGCGGGCTGCACGCGCGCAGGTTTTCGGCGCGCACCGCCAGCGCGATGGCCTCCGGCGCGATGCCGCGCCAGTTCATCTGCGCCGCCCACTTCACCAGGTGCGCGTGCCGCCCGCCTGGCTGCACCGCGCCGCCGATCTCGCCTGTGTCGGGGTCTACGCGTGCCGCGGAAGTCGCTGCCGCTGGTGCCGCGGTCACGAAGGCCTCAACGTCCAGCGGCTCGCCGAAGAAGCGCGCCAGGGTTACGCCAGCCGGGGGCACAAACACCGGCTGCTCCGACTTGAAGGTGCTCTCGTCAAGCTCGACGGCGCGCCCGAATTCCTGCGCCAGCTCGTTGGCCAGCGTACGCCCGATGGCGATGCACTGGGCGCGTGTCGCATCGCGGTCCAGCTCGATCAGCACGCGCTCGCGCGGCGCGTCGGGCCTGCTGCTATGCGTCGGCCACGCGCAGCCGCTGAACCGGCCCGCGAACCACAGGCGCAGCTCGAGCAGCGCGTCGGCGTCGATGCGGTCGAAGTCCAGTGCCAGCCAGCGGCGCGGCAGCGCACCTTCAGCGCAGCGCCGGCCATCGCCGTTCAGCGGGCCGCAGATGTAGCCAGCGCCCGCCTTTGTCGGCGCGCGGTCGGCGTCCAGTGCGGCCACCAGCGTGCCGAAGTCGGCCGCGTGCCGCTGCACGGGGTGGGCGTCATGGATGCCGCTGCCGCGGCTGTAGGAAAACGCCACGGCTGCGAGTCACACGCCGTAATCGTCATCCGGTGACGACCAGATGGCGGGCCGTGACGCGGGCCGGCACTTGTAGCCAGGGGGCACAGCCTTGGCGCGCACCCAGGACAAGAGGTCGTCCTTCGTCGTGACCAGCGCGCGCTCGCTGACCGCGTAGAGCCTGGGCGAGTCACCCGCTGCACGCCGCCGCTGCAGGGTTGCAGACGACACCCCCAGCAGTCGGGCGGCGCCATCGGGCCACGGAATCACGTCGGCGGCGCCGTTCGCGCCTGGTCGAAGCTTGTCAGATTGCATGTTGCCTCCTGAAGTAACGGGAGGCACGATGCCGGCCGGCGGCGGGGCTGTTTAGTCCCGGTTCTGGACTATCACCCGCCGGCTGCCGATTGAGTGCGCGCGGCGCTACTCGCCCGCGCCCAGCAGTTCATCCAGGCGCTCAGCCAGCGCCGCCAGGGCTGCGGCCTTCTCAGGCAAGGGGTCGTGCCGCTGGTACACCCGCACCAGCCGCGGCGGCGCGTGGTTCAGCACCGCCTCGACGTCATGCACGGGCACACCGGCCTCGCGCATCAGCGTGGCCGCCGTGCGGCGCAGGTCGTGCGGCGTCCAGGTGGCGCCGCGCTTCTTCAGCCGCTGCATCAGCGACACGTAGACCGGCGCCGGTGAAGGCAGCGGCAGCAGCGACGCCGCCTTCCTAGACAGCGGCAGCGCGTGCGGACGGTCGGACTTGGTTTCCGGGATGGTCCAGACCTCACCCTGCATCTGGGCCGGCGCCCAGGCCAGCGCCTCGCCGATGCGGCAGGCCGCCAGGAAGGCGAAGCGAAGCACGCGCGCGTCCGCATCCTCCCAGCGCCACAGCTCGCGCAGCTCGGCCGGCGTCAGCACGCGCTCGCGCGGCGCGTACGCCTGCAGGCCGAGCCTGCTGGCCGTGACGCCAGCCATAGGGTCGGCGTCCAGCAGGCCGCGCGCCACGCACCAGCCGGTGAACTGCTTCAGCAGCGCCAGGGTCTTGGCGGCAGTGTTGGGCCTGTCCTGCAGCGCCTGCACGGCGGTTGTCAGGTCAAGCCGGCGCACTGCTGGCAGCGGGCGTGTGGACACGCGGGCCAGCGCACGGTCCAGCAGCGCACCGCATTCCTTCTTCGCGCCCTCGGTCCGGTAGCGCGTGCCGAGGTACTCGACCTTGAAGGTGGCCACCGCATGCGCCACCGTACTGTCGCGCGCAGTGGGCGCCAGCGTCACGCGCGCATCGTCGGCGCGCTGGCGCGCCAGGTGCAGGCCGATGGTGGGCCAGTCGCCGAGCTGCTGCACCCGCCACGATCCACCGATGCGCGTTCGCAGCAGCCAGGTCTGGCGGCCGTTGGGCCGGCGCTTCAGATACAGGCTGTTGCCGAAGGGCACCAGGACTTCGGTCGTCACGGCCGGCAGCTTGCCGATGGCCAGGTCAGAGCGTGGTGCCTTCGCCGCAGTCTTCATCAGGTATCACTCCCGGGTATCGGTAGCGGTTGCCTGATGATAGCTAAACGCGTTCTAATGCACCCACGCACATAGGTAAGCGACGCCGGGGCCTGGGCACTACACCTGCATGTTCATGATTTCGGTGTAGGCGGAGACCATCCGGTTGCGCACCGACAGCACGGCCTGAAAGCCCAGCGAGGCCTTCTGCTGCGCCATCACCGCCTGCTCCAGGCTGACCT